TCTTCATAGATATAATCTGGTTTTGAAAGTTAATTAATCTTAAATAAGAAACGGATTATTTTCCATGAAAACTACTATTTGTTTATTAGGATCTATTTTCCTTACTTCAGCAGCTTTCGCACATGAATATCCTGACCATATGGGGAAGTGTTTTGTGGTGGATGGGAAGAATATTACTAAAGGATGTATTATTTCATCTGGTGGCGGTGCGGGAGGGATGTATACACTTCTAACAATTGGTGAGGAAGAATACTTAATTGAAGAGTCAACAATGAATCCTGCTAGTGAAGAACGATCTATTGCTATGGGTAGTGATTCAGATGATTTACTAGAAGCGATAGAATATTCTCGTGATTTTAAAACTAAAAAAGTAATTAAAAATTTCAAAATGAATTCATGGTCTTGTTTTAAGCAAATTAAGGGCAAGCTAGATGTTTGCTATAGAACGCGTTAATTTTTTATCTGATTTTAAACCCACCATCTGGTGGGTTTTTTAATGCCTAGAGGAAAAGTAAGATGGCACAAGAATCTCGTTTGGTCATTGTTATTGATTCGCAAAATGCTGAACGTAATGCGCGTAATCTAGGCAATGAACTGGATAGCATTGAGCGTAAAGGTGATTATGCTTCTAAGTCTATGGATGGCTTATCTGTAGCTACTCGATCACTAGCTGGGTATATGGCTGGGCTAGTAACAGTAAGTTCTGCCATTTCAAAGATGGATACATATACTGGATTACAAAATCGCCTTAAGTTAGTCACTAACAATCAAGCTGAGTTAAACAAGGCTACTGAAGATACATTCCAGATCGCACAAAAAACTTATTCTGCTTGGGATTCAGTTTTACAGGTTTACCAACGCTTTAGTGATAATGCCAAAACCTTAAATCTCACTATGGATGACACTGCTCGACTAACTGAAACAGTATCAAAAGCAGTTGCGATCAGTGGTGCAAGCGCAGAAGCTGCTGATGCAGCTTTAGTCCAATTTGGGCAGGCTTTAGCAAGCGGCACATTACGTGGTGAAGAGCTTAACTCAGTTATGGAACAAACCCCAGCACTAGCAAAGGCTATTGCTAAAGGTATGGGTATTACTGTAGGTGAATTACGATCTGTAGCCGTAGAAGGGAAAATTACATCTCAAGAGATTGTAAAAGCACTCAGAAATGTAGAAAAAGATGTTGATGCACTCTTTGCAAAAACCGATATCACTATTGGGCAATCTTTAACGCTACTCAACAACGAAATTACTAAATTTGTTGGGGAGTCAGGTAAAGGTTCGGGCGCAGCTCAAGTTCTTGCGGGCACTATTCAGACTTTGGCTGGCAACTTAGATGTCTTAACATCTGCAATGATGGTTGGTGGAGCATATTGGCTTGGAACCTACATTCCTGCAATTTATGCCTCTGGTGTTGCTGTAGCTGCAAAAACGAAGGAATTAGCTACTCAAACCGTAGCGCAATATGCAGCAATTCAAGCTGAGCGCACTGCTGCTGCTCAACAAGTAATTAGCACTCAAGCAGTAGTTGCAAATACCCAAGCAACCTTAGTTGCTATTGCTGCTGAGAAAGCTCTAGAAGTACAGCGTCTAAAATCCCAAATTACTGAAAAAGGCAGAACAGCGACATTAACTCGTATGGCCGAGTTAAAGAAAATTGAGGCTCAAGTTACAAGAGAATTAGCAGTAGCGGAAGGTGCATTAGCAACTGCGCAAGCTAGGTCGGCAGCGGCTGGTGCAGCTAGTGTGGGGATTGGATCACGTCTTTTAGGTTTACTTGGCGGACCTGTTGGTATTGGGATTACTGTAGCAAGTTTAGCTGCCGGATATCTTTTGATGCGAGACAAAGGTGATAAAGCCAATGACATGCTTGAAGAGCAATCCCGTTATGCTGGTATGGCAGCTGATGAACTTATGAAGCTCGAAGGTGCTCAAAAGCGAGCAGCTGAAGGTGAATTGACAAAGCAACTAAGTTTGCAGAATGCTCAACTATCGAAGTCTCAGAATGAGTTTTTGTTACTTACCCAATCTATCACCGACAACAACAAACAAAGTGCTGAAGCTTATCGTATCTGGGCAGAATTAAAGACTGGCGTTATTGACGTAAATCAAGCTTTCAATAGGTTAAACCAGCTTTCATTCATCAGTTCGGATCAAATCAACCAACTTGCTGACAGTAAGAAGAAAGTAGATGAAAACTCAAAAGCTGTTAAACAAACAAGCTCTGAGTTAAATCAGGTTCGTGCTTCTGGTGCCAATGCAAAAGCAGGTTTTAATGATGTTAGTCAAGGTGCGAAAGGAGCAGTTCAGGACGTAACTGAACTTAATAAAAAGCTTAAAGACATCAATAAGTCGCTTGCAGATCGCAAATGGGATGTGGATTTTAAAACTCTCTTGATTGGGAAATATGGAAAATCTGCTGAAGAAGCTGAACTCTTATTGGAAACATACCGTGAGAACCAAAAGAAAGGTGTAATGGGAGTAACTGATGGGCAAAAACTGGTTATCAAGGGAATTGTTGATCAAGAGAATGCACTTGAATCACTTGTAAACAAAGATAAAGAGCGCACGAAGGAACTTCAGAAACAGCAAAAGGTTCTTTCGGTTAATGCCAAAGTTCAGGCAAATGCTGCCAAATATGGCTTTTCTGGCATTGAAGCAAAGTACAATTTGCCAGCCGGCACATTGTCTGCGCTTCATATGATTGAGTCACGTGGTAATGCTAAGGCTTATAACAAAGCGACTGGGGCAACAGGTGGATTTCAGTTTCTCGAAGGTACTGCTAAGCAATATGGCGTAAAAGACCGCACTGATTTAGCACAGTCTGCTGAAGGTGCGGCTAAGTACATGTCTTATCTTTTGAAACTTTTTAAAGGTGATTTAGAGAAGGCTGTACGTGCATATCATGCAGGTGAAGGCAATGTAATGAAGGGTAAAGGTATTGGTAAAAATAATAATCAATACTGGAATGACTATCAGAGTTATATGGCAGGTATTAATGGCTATACAGCTGGCGATATTTCATCAAAAGACTTCGATAAGCTTATTCAAGATGCCACCAAAATGGCAGAAGAACAAGCTAACCTTCGGCTTAAATTAGAAAATGAAGTTGCGAATCAAGTCACAAAAATTAGAAATGATCTTTCTAATAAACTGGAAGAAGTTGATAAAGCTAACTTTAGCCCTGAACGAAAGGCCGAAATTAAAGCAGAACTCCAAGCACGTGCAGATAATGAGATTGCTATTGCTGAGCAGGCAACGAAAACTAAACTTGATTCATTCCGTGATTTCACTAAGTCGGAAGAGCAGCTTTTAAAGGACAGTTTTGCAAAACGTCAATTTGAAGCCGAACACGACTTAGAGATGACGAAAGAACAGCGTAAAGAGGCTGTTAATTTGTTAGCTCAACAGCAGCAACAAGAATTAGGTTTACTAAAACTTGCTCAAGAGCAACGTTTGTTTCAAGCTAAATTATTCTTGCTTTCAGAAACTGAGGCAATGCAAGAACGCTACCGATTGGAGCGAGAAGAAATCGCCAAGACGGTAAAAGACGAGGAGGAAAAACGTAAGCGACTGGCATTATCACGTGATCAGGAAAGATTGGAAGCATTTGATCGTGCAGCAAAAGCTGGTCAAGCATGGGGTGGTATTCAAGCTGATATGAATGGCAGTGGTGAGTTCTATAGACTAGATCAAGAACGATCTAGCCGCCTAAGTGCCGCGACAAATCTACTTGATAGTCAGCAAGGTGTGGTTAATTTAAATGAACAAAATTCTATTGAGGCTTTAAATGCACAATTTGAGCAACAGCTTATAAGTCAGCAGGATTACGAAAATCAGAAAACAGCTATCATTCAAACTGCTCAAGATCAACGTAATCAGATTGCTGCTGAATATGCAAAGAATGCTAAGGATATTGAAGATAAGTATCAACAAGATCGCTTGAACACTCAAATTGCATTTGGTGGCCAAATGATGGGTTCACTCACATCGATGTTTGGTTCAATGTTTGGAGAGCAATCTAAAGCATATAAGATCATGTTTGCTGCAGATAAAGCTTATGCGATTGCAACTGCTGGTATTGCGATTCAGCAAAGTATTGCGCAGGCAGCTAAGATGGGGTTCCCAACCAATATTCCGTTGATTGCGAGTGCTATTGCTCAAGGTGCAAGCATCATTGCAAACATCCGGGCAATCAAAGATCAAGGCTTTGCTGATGGTGGTTACACTGGATCTGGTGGAAAATATGAACCTGCAGGTATTGTCCATAAAGGAGAGGTGGTCTGGTCCCAAGAAGATATTCGCCGTTGGGGTGGCGTTGGGTTAGTTGAAAATATGCGTAAGAGTGCAAACCCTGAAGCATTTATCAATAATCATGCACAGAACAACACTTCAATAGAGAATGTTTTTAACCGTTCTTTCTTGAGTTCAAAAGCATTTAATGACAACAAGTCGATATCAAATATATCTAACCTTTCTAACTCAAAAGTTCTAAATAGTAATGTTTCAAACAGTACTGTGCAGAATGCTGAGAAAGAGTTGTTGAAAGAAGTTTCTGTATTAAAAGGTAACGGTTTTGCAGATGGAGGCTATACAGGCAAAGGTAATAAATATGATCTAGCTGGTGCTGTACACAAAGGTGAGATTGTTTGGTCACAAGAAGATATTAAAAAATGGGGCGGCGTTGAGAAAGTTGAACAGATGAGAAGGGCTACAAGTCCGGAATCGTTTGTTTCTAACTATGCTCAAAACCATACCACTTTTGAGAGTATCTTAAATCGGGCTAACCAGAGCTCAAGGGTTTTTAACCAGAGCAAAGAAATCTCGAACATCTTTAATCAATCGGTTTTGGATGATCAGATTATTTATAAGGGCAATAGTAGAGTACCTACTGCATCTTCTACCGTTAGTTCTGATCTATTCCATGACGGAAAAGTTTACTTCTCTTCAAATGGTTTAGTTCAGGATAGATCAAATCTTAATGACGTTCAGGATTTCACCTTAGGGCAATCCTCACGCCCTCAAGCTGAGTTTATTCCTTCTTTTGAGCAATCTTCTCCGACAATCAATTTCAAGATTGAAGTCGTGAATCAAGTCAGTGGTGCAACAGTTGAAGCAGAACAACTGGATGAGAAAACTGTCCGGATCATCGTAAAGGAAGAACTGGATAAGCAACTTCCAAAAGCGGTACCAAGATTAGTAAGCGAGGATATTAAAAATCCAAACTCTCTAATCAGCCGCTCATTGACTGAGAATACAACTGCAAGAAGAAATCGCACTTAATGATTTGAACCCTTTTCGGAGGGTTCATTTTCATAATATTTAAATTTCAAGGTGATAGAGTCTGTTGGCATTTGAATTGATGGTTAAGACATGAAAAAAATAATTGTAATTTCGACAATACTTTTAAGCCTTTCGGGCTGTGCCATTCCTGCAGTAAATAATCTCGTAAGATCCACAAATATGTATCAGGATGATGTTTCGGGAAATACTGCAAATTTAAGGGTTTATAGAAGTAATGTACCCATGGTGCAGTTCTATATTACTTATCAAAATAATGAGGGTGAAAAAATTTCAAAAAACCTAATAACTAAGCAGATTTCAAATAATTTAACAAAGTATGGCTCTATGCATGAGCCCAAAAAATTAAATATGCCTAAACCCACAATCAGTTTAAATAATGGTGAAGAGTTTTTTGAGTTTAAAGTACCCGCAAATAAGAAATTAACTTTCAGGCTTACTTCTGTTATTGGGTCAACTACTATGTATAGTTGTGATGTAAAAATGGACTATCAGTTGGAAAGCAATGGAAATTATGAATTGATCCGTTTTAAACAGATCAAAGATTTTGTGAATCCAGCTTTACTGACTGAACCATCTCAAGATGAATCCTACTGCAAGTTTGTAGTGAAAGAGGTTTTTGAAGATGGTAAAGAAACTATTATTAAACCGATTTCTTAATGTTAAATAGTTTTGTAATTAATTTAACTATCTAAACCTTTTTATTAAACCACCCTTCGAGGTGGTTTTTTATTGCCTGAAGGAAAGTTATGTACAAGTTAAAGCTAAATCCTCAGACCAGCGGCTATGGCGTAACACCGGGTGATGATGTAAAGCGTCAACAAATGGATGGTGGGCGTGGACGCTATTACATCGATGTGAAACGTAATAGCCACATTGTTGATGTGAACTGGAATTTAAGTAAAACAGATTTCAATAAAATGATGGCGTTCTGGCGGGTCTACCAGAATAAGCCAGCTTCATTTTATGCGGATCTGGTGATTGATCAGGGAGCACGGCAGCAATATCTATGCAATTTCATTCCAAACTCTTTCAAGACCAATGAAGTCAACGGCAACCTTTACCGGGTAAATGCGCAGCTCGAGGTTGTTCAAAACCAGCCTAACCTTACTGCCGATATCGCTTTGATTAAGGATTGGGAGGTCTGATGGATAACGAATATGCCAAATTCTTTTTCAATCGAAAAGTTGATGTTTATCAACTGGAATGTATTGAGCTATCACATCCTTCTTTTATGAATACTTACCGGGTAGTCCGTAATGATGA